CTAGAGCCTCCTCACGACTGCGATGACGCGGCCTATCACGTGCAGCTCGCCATCGACAGCGGTCTGGGGGCGGACCAGGTGATTGTCGCTATGCAGCTCGACTGCGCCGTCTGGGCGGTGGCGGAGGCGTTTGATCATGCCGATCTCGCCGTGCGTAAGAGCCCAGATGCCATCATCCATCCGAGGGGTCTCCTGAGAGCGATCAATGAGGATCACCTCACCTGAGCGGATGGTCGGCTCCATGCTGTCACCATCACCGATGGCCCAGAACAGGTGGCGCGGCGCGGTGCTGGTAATCGAGCGCAGCCACTCACGCGAGAAAGGCCGGCGCTCAACCTCCACCGGTCCGTCAGCGAAGGTGCCGCCCATTCCGTAGCGCAGGTCGATCTGGTCCAGCTCGACCGTGTCGCCGTCCGAGGCGCGGGCCTCGATCATGTATTCCGGATGCTTGAAGGGCCGCTGCTTTTCCGACGCCCTTGGCAGCGGCCAGCTGGTAAAGTCGGGGTACGCGGCGCGGAGTTTCTCAACCGTGCTGAGGCTTAGCCTGGTGGTGGCCGTCCCGTTGAAGTGCCGATTGATTGTCGAGGACGCGAGGCCTGCCGCACGGGCCACTTCGGCAGACGTCTTACCCGAATAGCGCACCAGCGCTCGGATCAGCTCCGCATCCTGATCGAGTCCCTCCATGCCCACGAGCTACCACCCCCACGATAGCAATCTAAATTGCAAAAATGCTATTGCAGCTGAGCATAATTGCTAATAATGCTATGCGCCTATGGACCAGCAATCTGTCATTCGGGACATCGAGCGGCGCGCGAAAGCAGCCCGGGTTCCCCTCGCGCAGCTCTGCCGCAAGGCGGGCATTCACCCAGTCACGTTCTTCAAGTGGCGGAAGGGGCCTAAGAACCCCGATCCCGTTGGGGCGAACCTGCATTCGATCGAGGCGCTCTATCGCGAACTCGAGAAGATCGATGCCGAGGACGCCAAGCGGCTTTCTGGCCGCGGGAAGGCGGTGGCGGCATGAGCGTGCTCGAGCTGGCCGATATCGGCTTCGCCGACCGCGAGGTGATCCGTCCGCTGATCCGCCGCATTGCGGTGAAGTCTGCGGTTGGGGACGTGCGTTCCTCAGTCGAGGCACTGGCGGACCTCCTCAATGAGCATCGCAAGCCGCTGCGCGGCGACGGGGCGGCCCTGTGCGAGCAGGGCGTCGGCCTGACCGGCGGCGATGAGCAGGGCGGCATCGGTGGCGCTGCGATCGGGGCTGGCGAAAGCGACCAGCTGCGCGAGGACGAGCTGCTGCAGGGCGTATACCTGATCGCGCAGCTGCTGGATCGGATCGATATCGGCGTTCGGCATGGGCTGTTCTCCTGTGCGAGTGATGAGGAGGCTAACCGGCCCGCCTGCGGCGCGCATCGTCTAAGTGGGGGTGCGAAATGAGCGGTCGGGCGGACAAGCGCCCGGTGCTGGCGCAGGCGCAGCTGCTGGAGATCGCTCCGGCGGATGTGATGATCCCCGAGCGGATCGGCTTCCTCCACGAGGACAAGGCTGCCGCGCTCGGCCGCCTGATGGCGGTCGATGGGCAGCGCGATCCGATCAAGGTGACGCGCAATCTGCCGAGCAAGGCGATCGCGGACGTGGTGGCCGAGGGCAAGAAGCCGTGGAAGCTGGTCACCGGCATGCACCGGCTGACCGGCGCAGCGATGGAAGGCATCACGGTCTTTGCGATCGAGGTAAGCGGCAAGGCCGAAGACCTCGCCGATCTGGAGGCGTCCGAGAACCTGCACCGCCGCCCGCTGGGGCCGATCGAGCGGGCGAAGTTCACGGCCGCTCTGGTGACCGCCGCGCAGGAGCGGATCGCGCGCGAGCATGGCGAATTGGACCAGTACCAGCGGGGCGCGAAAGCTCGCTGGGACCGCGTCAAGCATGGCGAGGAGCTCGCCGATGGCGCGCTGCGCGACGAGACTGAGGATGCTTATGCCAAGATGGCACAAGCATACAGCTGGGAGGAATCGGTGGGCGAGGCGCTCGATATGTCGCGCCGGACAATCCACCGCGATCTGACGCTTTATCGCCTGATCATCCAGCCTTTCCCCGACCTTGCCGAGGCACTCGCGAAGCATCCGGTGGTGGGCGAGAACGGCAGCCAGCTGAAGGCCATCACGCAGGTCAAGGACGAGGGGCTGCGCCGCAAGGTGATCGAGCAGCTGCTCGCCGATCCCGAGATCGGGGTGGAAGATGCCCGGATCGCGGCGGGGCTGGAGGGTTTTCGCCCCGATGCCACGCCGGTCGCTCACCAGAAGCATGTCAACGCCATCGTCGGCGGATGGGGGCGGCTCGACCTAACTCAGAAGAGGCAGTTCATCCCGCAGTTCGCCGCGCTGCTGACCCCTGAGCTGAAGCGCGCGCTGCGCGACCGGCTTGACGCCGATCTGGGCGACGATCGCCCACGCAAGGTTGGGGTTGCGCAGGCTTCGGATGTGCTCGCCGCCGCGATCGTGACGATCAACAAGCTGCTCGAAGGCGAGCCAGTCGAGGACGAGGAACTCGCCGAGGTGCGCCGTGAAGCGCAGGCGGTGGTCTTCGATATGGCGGAGAGCCGCGATGCGGGGTGAAATCTCCTCCGGTCGGCACTCGAAGCGCCACCCGCTCGACTGGTATGTCGATGAGGCCTGGTGTGCCGAGCAGCTGGCGATCGCGCTGGATGGCTTCGCGATGGAGCGGGCTGAAGGGCTTGCGATCTGGGATCCGTGCTGCGGCATGGGCAACACCCTGCAGGCGGCGTTTCATCGCGGGTTGCCGGTGATCGGCAGCGACAAGGTGGACAACCTCGCGCGCGGCAACTTCCTGCCTGAGGATGGTTTGCCGGTGACGTTCTTCACCCGCGACTTCCTCGAAGCGAAGACCGCGCCGGTCGATTGCAGCTTCGTTTTCAACCCGCCTTATAGCTACCTCAAGGGCATCTTGGAGGCATTCGTCCGCCATGCGCTGGCGATGACCTCGCGCCGGGTCTGCATCCTTGTGCCGAGCAAGTGGCTCGCCTCGCAGGCCCGCTTCCAGCTTTTCACCGATCACCCGCCGCAAGCGGTGCTGCACCTTTGCCAGCGCCCGTCGATGCCGCCGGGCGACCGCATCGCCGCCTTGGGCAAGCGCGCCTTCGGCGGCGGCATGGTCGATTACTGCTGGATCGTCTGGGACGTGAAGCGCCCGACCGCGCCAGGCCAGACCCGCACGATCTGGCTGCCGCCGCTCCACCGCAATTCCGAAATCCTGTCGCTTGAGGAGGTGCTCTGATGCCCTACATGCCCGACGATGATGAAGGCGAAATCCGCCTGAGCCTTATCGATGCCATGGCCGTCATGGCGCTGGCGCTGCTGGTGATCCCCGGCGTGATCTGGTGGGGCGGCACATTGATCGACGCCGGGCAGGCTGCGCGGGAGGCTCTCCGGTGAAGCCGCGCCTGCCATCCGAAGAAGCGATCGCGCGCGAGATGAAGGAAGCCGGGCTCGACCGGTTCCCCGCGATCCGCCGCATCCAGCAGCGCGAGCAGATCCGCGCCGAGCTTGGCCGGAATGCAAGGAGCGCGGTGCGATGATCAGCCTCACCCAGCGCCAGCAGGATGCCATCCGCTTCATCGCGCGCTTTCAGGCGACCAAGGGCTTCTCGCCCTCCCGCCGCGAGATCAGCGAAGCTTTGGGACTGAAGAGCAAGGCCTCGGCGCACCGGCTGCTGATGGGGCTGGTCGATCGGGGGGCGATCCGCATCCTGCCGTTCCGCACCCGCGCCATCGAACTGCTTGTCGCTCTGGACGATGCCGGCGAGGCCGAGGCACCGGTCAACATCGGCCTCAACCCGCGCCAGCAGGACGCGCTGCGCTTCATCACCGGCTACGTCGAGCGCAACGGCATCCCGCCGAGCAAGCGCGAGATCGCGGACGGCATCGGCACGGCGCGCGAGAGCACCAGCTACATCCAGCGCATTCTGCTGGCGCTTCAGGCGGTCGGCGCGGTTGTGCTGGACGAGGGCCAGCACCGCGGCATCACGCTGCTGCGCCCGGCGCCGATTCCGCGCGCGCCCGATGGCGAGCCGCTGCGTTTTGTCCCGCGCTCGCTCGACGGCGACCCGGATTACTTCGTCCGCATAGGGGAGGCCGCATGAACGCGTTCCGCCCCGGCGACCGCATCCTGTTCCGCGATGGCGACCGCTTCGGCGTGGCGCGCGTCGATCTGGTGAAGGACCGCCACATCACCGGTTTCCCCTTTGACACCGCCCGGCGCACCTGGTCGCGTGCCAACCGCCGCGTGCCGGTCTGCTGCATCATCGGCAAGCTGCCGGCAGGCGAGCAGGCCGACCGCATCGCCGCCCGGATCAACCGCCTCACCAACGAGCGTGAGGCGCTGCGCCAGAAGGCCAACCGCTGGCTCGAGGACAATGTCCGCCAGCTGATCGAGGGGGCGCGCTGATGTCCGGCCTGACCCCCGGCGAGCAGGCGGTGATGAGCCGCTTCGAGCTTGGCCAATCGCCCGCCGAAATCGCCGACGATCTCGGCATCGAGCGGCGGCGGGCTGAGCGCCTCATCCAGATGTACGACGCCGACCCGGCGCATGATCGGCACCGGGAGGCCCTCATTCGGCGCGGATCGCAGACGCTGCTCGCGCGCCTTCGCAAAGCAGGAGGACACCGCTGATGCCGCGCTTCGCTTCCAAGGCTGATTACTACCGCCACCATCGCAAGGTCATGGAGCTGGCGATGGAACTGCGCGTCACGCCGATCGAGGCTGAGGCGCGGATGAAGGCTGTGGAAGCGCGTGAGGCGCACCGCGCGAAGATGGCCCGCCGGGGCCTGCGCTCGGCCCTGCCGCCGCTGAGCCTGACCGGCGATCAGCCCCGCTCGCCCCGCTTCGCCGATTTCGAAGCGCGCTGGATGATGAGGGACTGAGCCGTGAGCTACTGGCGCAACCTCGCCCGCATGCGCATCGCCGAGCTGGTCGCCGACCTGCCCGCCGACGCCTCAGTTGAGCAGCGGCGCAAGGCGCTGTGGGGCAAGGGCTATCCCGCGCACCAAGGCACCGTCTGGGGCCGCAAGATGTGGGGGCAGGAGGTTCGCGCCTACCTCGCCCGCCACGGCGCGACCTTTGGCCCCAGCAAGGCCGACCGGTCCTTCCTGTTCCCCGATCATGTCCACTTCCCCTTCCGCGAGGGCGGAGATGCCTGAGGTCTTCCTCACCCGTCACGCCATCCAGCGTTACCGCGAGCGCGTGGCCGATGTGCCCGCCGCCGCGATCTGGGCCGCGCTCGATATCCCCGCGGTGCGCATCGCCATCGACTTTGGCGCGCGGTTCGTGCGCCTTCCGGGCGGGCAGCGGGTTGTGCTGAAGGAAAACCGCATCGTCACCATCCTGCCGCGCGACCGCTGCCGTGGCTCGCTGGATCGGCGGCTCGACAAGGAAATCGACGGGGAGTGTCATGGCGAAGGCTAAGGCATCTCCTCAGCTGGGCTTCGATTTCGAAGCACCCGCACCGCGCAAGGGCGTGGCCGAACTTGCCGGTCTGGAAAAGCGCATCAACGCGCTGGTCGGCACCGCGCTGGCCTGCGCCGCTGTGGCGGGCAAATCGCGCGAAGTGATCGCGGCGGAAATGGGCGTGCTGCTCGATGAACCGATCAGCCGCGCGATGCTGGACGCCTATTCCAGCCCCGCGCGCGCCGATCACAAGGTGCCCGCCTCGCGGCTGCTGGCGCTGCTGGTGGTGACCGACCGGCAGGACCTGCTCGATCCCATCATGCGCGAAATCGGCGCGGCCCTGCTGGTCGGGGACGAGGTCCGCACCGCGCGGCTCGGCCACCTCCAGCAGCTCAAGCAGCGGATCGAGGCCGAGATGAAAGCACTGCGCATCGACGCGCCCGAAATCAGGGAGGGCGGGGAATGATCCCTCTCGAACAGGACACATGGTTCACCGCGGCGGAGCTCGCCGATCTGGCGCTGCCCGGCCTGCCTGCCGACAAGCGCGGCATCAACCGCCGCGCCGATGCTGAACGCTGGGCCTCGCGCCTTGGCCCGGATAACCGCCTGCTGGTGCGCACCCGCAAGGGACGTGGCGGCGGGGTGGAATTCCACGCCAGCCTGCTCCCCGGCGAGGCCCGGATCGAACTGGCGCGGCGCGGCATCATGCGCCCGCGCCCTGAGGTCCCCACCGCCCAAACCACCGCCTGGGAATGGTACGATTCGCAAAGCGCCAGCGTGAAGCAGGAGGCCGAACGCCGCCTTGCCATCGTCGCCGAAGTGCAGCTGCTGGCCGAAGCGGGCACCACCAAGTCCGCCGCCGTCGCCGCTGCATCATCCACCCATGCGGTGGGGCAGGCCACGCTCTGGAACTGGCTGCGCAGCGTCGATGGCCTGCCGCGCACCGACTGGCTGCCCGCGCTCGCCCCGCGCCGCAAGGGCGGCGGGGCCGAGGCCGAAATCCACCCCGATCTGTGGAAGGCTTTCCGCTCCGATTATCTGCGGCCCGAAAAGCCTACGCTCACCAGCGTCTATCGCCGGGTGGGCCGCATCGCGGCTGCAAACGGCCTTTCAATGCCGTCTGAGCGGACCTTCAGAAGGCGTCTGGAACGCGAGATCGAGCCTGAACTGCTGGTGCTGAAGCGAGAAGGGGCCGAGGCGCTGCGCCGGGGCGTCCCGTCCAACCGTCGCACCGTCGCCGATCTGCAGGCGATGGAGATGGTCAACATCGATGGCCACAAGTTCGATGTCTTCGTGCGCTGGTCGGACGGGCGGATCGTGCGCCCAATCATGGTGGCGATTCAGGACGTCTATAGCCGCAAAATCGTTGCCCACAGGATCGGGACCGAGGAAAGCGCCATCCAGACGCGGCTCGCCTTTGCCGATCTGTTCCGCGACTGGGGCATCCCTGCTGATTGCGTGCTGGATAACGGCCGCGCCTTCGCATCGAAGTGGATCACCGGCGGTGCTAAAAGCCGCTTCCGGTTCAAGATCAGGCCGGAAGAGCCCACCGGCCTGCTCACCGGGCTGGGCATCAAAATCCACTGGGCACTGCCGTTCCGCGGCCAGTCAAAGCCGATCGAGCGCGCCTTCCGCGACATGTGCGACGACATCGCCAAGCACCCGGCATTTGCGGGCGCCTATACCGGCAACAACCCGATGGCGAAGCCGGAAAACTACGGTTCCAAGGCCGTGGACGAGGCACTCTTCCGCCGCATCGTCGGCGAGGAGATCGCCGAGCACAACGCCCGCTCCGGACGCCGTACCGAAATCGCTAAGGGGCGCAGCTTCGATCAGGTCTTCGCCGAAAGCTACGCGACCGCGCCGATCAGCAAGGTGGTGGACCCGGCGGTGATGCGGATGGCGCTGCTGGCTGCCGATCAGAAACTCATCAACCGCCAGACCGGCGTGCTGGAGCTGGAAGGCAACCGGTACTGGCACCCCAACATGTTCGCCCTGCGCGGCGAGCGGGTGACGGTGCGCTTCGATCCCGAGAACCTCCACACCTCGGTCCACCTCTACGATGTGCAGGGTCGCTACCTGATGGAAGCCATGCTGCTGGCCGACACCGGCTTCCGCGACAGCGCCGGAGCCAAGGAGACCGCCAAGCGCGCCGCCAACGTCAAGCGCCGCGCCAAGGAACTGGAAGCCGCCGAACGCCTGCTTTCGCCCGACGAGGTCGCCGCCCTGCAGGCCGGTCCCAAGCCCGAGATCAAGCCGGAGCCGAGCGTCGTCCGCCCGGTCCGTCACGCCGCCGCCACCGCGCGAGCGGACGCCACGAAACATGCCGACGAAAGCGGGGATGGCACCGGCCTGACCGTGATCGAGCGGATGCGCCTCGGCCGCCAGAAGCTCGCGGCCGCAAACAACTAAGCCCCAACAAGAGGAAAAGGGATCATGATCAACGTGAAGGACCTGCCGGTTGACGTCGAGGAGATGCGGCTCTGGCTGAACGGCTATCGGGAACTGTCCGATCCGCCGCTGCCGTGGAGCCAGCTGGCCCGCGAAACCGGCATCGCCCTTGGCACCATCAGCACCTTCGCTGCCGGCACCTATGGCGCGAAGGACGGCGGATCGAACGTCGCCCGCAAGGTCTTCCAGTTCCGCCAGTCGGTCGAGGCGCAGTCGATGCGCCAGGGCAAGCTGCCGGTGAACCCGGGCTACTTCGACACCCGCACCAGCCTGCGGATGATGGAGCTGCTGGAAATCGCCCATTCGGGCCGCATCACCGTGATCGGCACCGGCCCCGGCACCGGCAAGACCATGACGATCGACGAATATGCCGAGCGCGCCGGGCCGGTCTGGAAGGCGACCATGAAGCCTTCCACGCACAGCCTCAATTCGATGATCCGCGAAGTGCTGAAGGCGCTGGGGGTTGAACCCCGCCGCCTCTCCACCGCCGATGCCTCGGCGCTGGTGGTGACGCGGATGAGCGGTCGGCGCGGCCTGCTGGTGATCGATGAGGCCAACTGGCTTTCGCTCGAGGCGATCGAGGAACTGCGCAACTGGCACGATATCACCGGCGTCGGGATCTGCCTGCTGGGCAACGAGGAGCTGGTCCAGTCGATCAAGACCGGGCGCAAGCGCGACCAGCTGGCCCGGCTCCTGTCGCGCATCGCCAACATGCACGAACAGCGCACCCCGATCCGCGAGGATGTGACCGCCTTCTGCGACAAGTGGGGGATCGAGCAGCCGGACATCCGCCGCTACCTCGAAAACATCGCCACCACGCCCGACAGCGGGGGCCTGCGCGAATGCAAGCAGCTGGTCGAAGCCGGATCGATGCTGGCCGCCGCCGACGAGCGCGGCCTGTCGATCGTGGACCTGCGCGACGCCCAGAGCGAACGCGCCACGCGGTGGATCAAGGCATGAGCGGGGTGAAGGGCAAGCCCTGTCCGGTGAAGGGGTGCACGGCGCATGCGAAGCCGAACCAGCTGATGTGCTGGCCGCACTGGCGGCGGGTGCCGAAACCGCTCAATCGCGCAGTCTTCGAGACCTACGCGGATATGGCTGGATACGGGGGCTACGAAGCGGTCGAGCGGCTCCGCCGCTATCGAGAGGCTCGCGACGCCGCGATCGCGGCGGTCGAAGCCAAGGAAGCGGATGAGCGATCGTGACCCGCCTCCTCGCCCTCTACCGCCACACCGCGCGCGAGCTCGACGCCGTCTGCGGCCCCGGCACCGCCCGATCCGAAGCGATCGGGATGGTGATCACCCTCAGCCTGTTCGCGGTCCTCGCGATCGGGCTGGCAGCCATCGGAGATTGATCATGGGCCTTGCCGTCCACACCAACGCCGCGCCCGCACGGTTCGACCGGGCGGCCAGTCACCGCCGGTCGATGCTGGCGAAGATCCATGTCGCCAAGAAGCAGCTGCAGCTGGCCGATGACGACTATCGCCAGATCCTGCTCGATTCCGCCGGCAGGACCAGCGCGGGCGATTGCACCGAGGCAGAGCTTGAGCGGGTGCTGAAGCGCCTTTCAGACATCGGCTTCAAGCCGCTGGTGAAGCCCGGCGCGGCCTCGACCCGCCCGGCCCAGCATCCGATGGCGCGCAAGGCGCGGGCGATGTGGATCAGCCTCTACCACCTCGGCGCGGTCGAGAAGCCGTCCGAGCAGGCGCTGGAGGCCTTCGCCAAGCGCCAGCTGAAGTGCGAACGGCTCGTCTGGGCCGACCAGTCGCAGGGCTTCAAGCTGATCGAAGGGCTGAAGGCGATGGCGCAGCGCCATGGCTGGGCGCAGGTCGATGACAATGGGCAGGCCCTGTCTGTGCTGCGGCTGAAGGAAGCGCTCTGCAAGGCGATCCTCGCCAAGCTGAAGGCGGCGGACATCGTTCCCGATGGCTGGACCCTCAACGCCGCCGCGTTCCGCCTGTGCGGCATTACGCCCGGGGCTAACGGCCCCGTCACCGCCGAAGGATACGACGCGCTGGCCAAGGCCCTCGGCGAAAAGCTGCGCGCAGCGGGAGGTGTGGAATGATGGAAGTGGAAATCAAGCTTGGACAGCCTTGCCGTCTCGCGGCCGCGCCGATCGGGCTGTTCATGTCCGGCGACGAGCTGTGCCTGAAGACCGAGTATCGCACCGCCAGTGGGCGCATCGATGCCTACATCGTCAGCACTGGCGAAGCCTTCTGGGGGCGTCAGCCTCAGACGGTTCAAAACCAGATCAACACGCGGGTCACCCCTGTGACGCTGGAAATCCGGAGGCCAGCATGAACGCGCTCGCCAGCCCCGGCTTCCGCCGCGCCATCCGGGAGCGTCTCGCGCCGCTCTGCTACCACGAGGGTGAAACCAACCGCTGCCCGCAGTGCGGCAACAAGGGCTGGCACGTCGGCCGCGTCACTGCCGAATGCGCGCACTGCGGCCACCCGCTGCCGCTGGCCCAGGCGGTGATCTCCGGCGCGCCTGCGGAGCAATCCGAACACTGATGACCGCGCCCCTCCGCCATCTGCCTCACGTGCTCGACGAGATCGCCCGCATCGCGGGTGAGCCTGCCGCGCGCGCGGTGGTGGAGGCGGTGGGCGGGGTGCAGGTCTACATCCCGCCGCGCCCCGATGCCGATCACTGGCTGAGCAAGCTGGTCGGGCTGGAAGATGCCCAGACGATTGCCGATCACTTCACCGCAGGCTTCGGCGGCATCCGCCTTGAAATCCCCCTTCACGACACCGGCTTCATCGCCCGCGCACAGGCCAAATGCGATGCGATGCTGATGGCCGGGCGCAGCGAGCGTGACATTGCCCGCGCTTGCGGATACACGATCCGCACGGTCCGCCGCCGCCGCGCTGCCTTGCGCAAGGCTGGCCACCGCCTGACCGATCGCAACCAAGGCGATCTGTTCGGGGCTTAACCCGGACACCTGTCCGGGGCGCACCGGCCCCCGATTTCCCCCATCCAGCGGTCCCATGACGACCGCTCTTCTCTCCGAACGGATGCTGCTCGAAATCGCCGAGCACGAAGGCCTTGTGCTCGAAGCCTATCTCGACAGCGTCGGAATGTGGACGTGGGGCTTCGGCGTCACGGACAAGAGCGGGCATCTGGTCGGGCGCTATCGCGGCCGCCGCTCCACCATCATCCGCGCGATCGAAGTCTATGAATGGCTGCTGCGCACCAAGTACCTGCCCGAAGTGATCGCCGCCTTCCGGGGCCGCGCGCTGACTGAGGCGCAGCTGACCGCCGCGCTGTCGTTCCACTGGAACACCGGCGCGATCGGGCAGGCTGACTGGGTGCAGTCCTTCCTGCTCGGGCGCCGCGACAAGGCGTGGAGCGAGTTCATGAACTGGTCCCGCCCGCGCGAAATCATCGGTCGCCGCAAGGCCGAGCGTGATCTGTTCTTCGATGGCCGCTGGTCCGGCGATGGCGTGGTGCTGATGTACGAGCGCGTCCGCGCCAACGGCACGATTGACTGGCGCACCGCCCGCCCGATCGACATCCGCGACGAAGTCCGCGCAGCGCTCGCCCGCAATGCGCCGGGAGCGGCGTGATGTTGCTGACGCTGAAACTGCTCGCCTCAGGCGCTGCTGACTGGCTTCTGAGATGCCTCTCGGCGGCAGGTAAATGGCTCGTCAGCGACTGGCGCAACGGGCCGCTGGTGATCTGCGCGGCGATGTGGGCGGCGCATGCACTGCTGATCGTTCCCGCTGTGCGCGCCGATCTCGCCGACACCGCCAAGCTGCTGGAAGACACCCAGATCGCCCACCTCGGCACGATCGGCAGCTACCTCGACGCCAGCGCCAAAGCTCAGGCCGATGCCGAAGACAACGTCGCTCGCGTCACCGCCGAACAGGAAAGGATCACCGATGCGACCCTTGCGACTTACCGCGCCGATCTTGGCGCTCTGCGCGCCCGCTTTGACCGCCTGCGGGCAAGCGCGGCCCGAACCGATCCCCGCCGTGCCGACCCAGCTGGTCTGCCCGGTGCCGGCAACGCCCCCGGCCGAGCTGCTGCGCCGTCCGGTGAAGACCGACTTCCTGCCGGACACCTGACCCTTGCCGATGCCCTGATCGCCAGCGAGCAGGCGCTCCAGCTGAATGCCCTGATCGACTGGGTCGAAGCACAATCCGCCGTCCACTTTGCCCCTGAGGCCCCGCGATGACCGCGCCGATGGACCTGGGCGAGCGCGGGCTTGAACGCGCCGAGGCTTACGAGCGGCTCGAGAAAGACAGCGCCATCGCGCGCATCCGCAACAACCTTTCCGGGCCGGGCGAAGAGTTCTGCCTGGGGTGCGGCGAGCGGATCGAGGAGGCGCGCCGGATCGCGCTTCCCTCGGCCACTCGCTGCATCGATTGCCAGACCCAGCTGGAGCGCGGGAAGTGACCGAGCCCCTGTCCTTCACCAAGTTCCTCTCTGTCTGGCTGCCGACGCTGGCGGTCGCGATCGTGGTGCCCGATGTGCAGACCCCGCTGGGCGACCGCTTCCTGATCGATCTTCACGGCCTGCCGATCCCGGTGGTGACCTGCATCCTCGGCCTGATCGGCATCATCGCCGCGCGCCCCTTCACCGTGCGCGCCGAGGCTGAGCTGGGCTGGCCGCTGCGCCTGTTGGTCAGCTTCATCATGCTGATGCTGGTCCAGCTGTGGATCATCGAAAGCCGCCCCGGGTGGCTGTTCGCCTTCGTCGTCGCCATCGGCCTCGGCTTTTCCGGTTTCTCCCTGCTCGAGCTGTTCGGCGAGCAGGTGAAGGACTTCATCCGCCGCGCCTTCGCCAGTGCGACCGGCACTATCAAAGGACCAGACGGCCCATGAGCCCCGGCAACATCATCGAGCTCCTGATCATCATGCTGATCATCCTTGGCATCGGCGCGGCGATCTGGCGGGGCGGCGCGCGCAACCCGGTCGGCACCGGCGGGCTGGACCGCAAGATCAACGAGCTTTCGGGCGAGGTGAAGGCGGTCAAGACCAAGGTCGGCGAGATCGTGGAGCGGGTCGAAAGCATCGAGCGCGACACCGCCAGCCCGGCCGATATCAAGCGGCTCGAAAAGGCCATCGACAAGCTCGCCAAGGCGCAGGCCGATCAGGAATCGCGCCAGCGCGCGCTCGCTGACAAGCAGTCCGATCACGCCGCCATCTCGGCCGAGACCGCCGCCTCGGTGAAGCACATCGACAAGAACCTGACGCTGATCATGTCAGTCGTCGTTCCGAAGGGGATGGAGAAGTGACCTTCGCTGCCAACCTTGCCGATGCCATCGCCCGTGAAGCGCGCCTGCGCATCCTTGAGGTGCTCAGCCAGCAGACCGATGGGACCCTGTCCGATCTGCTGCTGAAGCGGACGCTCGACTATTACGGCTACCGTCGGGATCGGGACTGGATCAGGACCCAGATGCGCAAGCTGGCCGATCTGGGCGCGGTAAGCCTGCGCGAGACGGGCGATGTACTGTTCGCCACGCTCGAGCCCGCCGGCCGCGATCACATCGAAGAGCGCAGCGTGATCGAGGGCGTTATGCGCCCGTCCGAGGCCCGCTGACATGGCGCGGAAGCCCAAACACCGCGAAGGCCGCGGGCACCTGTCGTCGATCGACATGCTGCCCGATGAGGCCGAGGGCGCCATCGTCTGGGCCAATGAGCAGCTGCGCGAACGCAAGCTGCCCAGCGCTGTCATCCTCGCCGAGTTCAACGAGCGGCTCGCCGATGCCGGCCTCGCGCCGATCAGCAAGAGCGCTTGGGGCCGCTATGCCGTGCGCAAGGCCATCCAGTTCCGGCGCCTGGACGAGATCCAGCGCATGGGCGGCGAGCTCGCCCGGACGATGGACGCCAAGGCCCCGGACGAAGTCACTGTCGCCGTGGCCGAGCTGCTGAAGGTCGCCGCCTTCGAAATCCTCGAAGAGGGCGGCGTCACATCGAAGGGCGTGATGGAGCTCAGCCGCGCGTTGCAATCGGCGGTTTCGGCGCAGAAGACCTCGGCCGAGTACCGCGAGCGGCTTGAAAAGGAAGTGCAGGCGCGCCTGGCTGAAGCCGCGAAGAACGCCGGCGAGATCGGCAAGCGCAAGGGCGTGTCGCCTGAGGCCATCGCCGAAATCAACCGCGCGCTGCTGGGTGGCGGGTGATGGGTAACGCCAAGTGCATCCCGGCCGAGCCCGGCGCGATCTTCATGCCGTACCAGTCGCGGTGGATCCGCGACGAATCGCGGCTGAAGCTGATGGAGAAATCCCGCCAGATCGGTCTCAGCTGGGCGACCGCCTATGCCGCCGTCTCGCGCACCGCGCTGGTCGGCGCGCGGTTCGACCAGTGGGTCAGCAGCCGCGATGACATTCAGGCGCAGCTCTTCCTCGAAGACTGCAAGATGTGGGCGGGCAACCTCTCGATCGCCGCGCAGGACCTTGGCGAGCAGGTGCTCGATCCGAGGGACCGACAGACCGCCTACGTGCTGCGCTTCGCCAACGCCCGGCGCATCAATTCGATGAGCTCCAATCCCAATGCGCAGGCCGGTAAGCGCGGCGGGCGTATTCTGGACGAGTTCGCGCTCCACCCCGATCCGCGCAAGCTGTGGTCGATCGCCTATCCGGGGATCACCTGGGGCGGGGCGATGGAGGTGATCAGCACGCACCGCGGCAGCCAGAACTTCTTCAACCAGCTGGTCCGCGAGATCAAGGAACAGGGCAATCCCAAGGGGATCAGCCTGCACACCGTCACGCTTCAGGACGCGCTCGATCAGGGCTTCCTCTGGAAGCTCCAGCAGACCCTGCCGGCGGACGATGAAAAGCAGGCGATGGACGAAGCCGCCTATTTCGACTTCGTCCGGGCGGGCGCGGCGGACGAGGAAAGCTTCCAGCAGGAATACATGTGCCGCCCGGCCGATGATGACGCGGCCTTCCTCGAGTACGACCTGATCGCCCGCTGCGAATACGCCGCCGGCACCGACTGGGAGCAGATCGAGGACGGCACGCTGTTCCTCGGCATCGATATCGGCCGCAAGAAGGACCTCACGGTTGGCTGGCTGCTCGAGAAGCTGGGCGACGTCTTCTACACCCGCCGGGTCATCACCCTGCAGAACATGTCCAAGCCCGATCAGGAAAAGGTCCTGTGGCCGTGGATCGCGCAGGTGCTGGCGAGCGGCGGGCGCGTGGCGATCGACAACACCGGCCTCGGCATTGGCTGGGTAGATGATGCCCAGGCGAAGTTTGGCAAGTACCGGGTGGAGGGCGTGAACTTCACCGCCCAGACCAAGGAAGCGCTCGCCTACCCGGTGCGCGGCACGATGGAGGACCGCCGGCTGCGCATCCCCAACGATGGCAAGATCCGCGCCGATCTGCGCAGCGTCACCAAGCAGGTGACCCAAAGCGGCAACATCCGCTTCACCGCCGAACGCACCCCCGATGGCCACGCCGACCGCTTCTGGGCGCTCGCGCTGGCGATCCATGCCGGCAGCAATCCCAACGTGGCGCAGTGGCGGCCTGCCATCAAAGTCGAGGACATGAGGCCGAAGCCGCTCACTGCGCAGGAGCGCCAGGCGCTCGGCTACGTCATCAACACCGGCGGCAATGCGACGATTGCGATCTTCGACGAGGACCACGAGCCTATCGGCCCGATGCTGCGCGAGCGCCTGATGCCCGACCTGATCGCGGTGGGCGAAGACGGCAAGCTCGCCGTCACCCAGCGCGGCCACGCGGCGCTGCTGGAGCCCGACGTCCTCGACCTCGATGCTAACTGGATCCCGGCATGAAGACTGGCTCGCACAATCTCGGCACCAACGCCTTCGCGCAGTTGACGATCGCCAAGCTCGACGCCGGGTCGCTGATCATTCGGCAGGGTGATCAGAAGATCACGCTCTCCACCACCCAGATCGCGCTGCTGAAGGACGTCCTGTCATGAGTTCCGGCAACTTCCTCACCAAGGCGCTCGCCCGCGTCACCACCTCGCTCACCACCATGCGCCATGCCGCG